GATTGGTTGCGCGTCCCCGCTGGCGTTGATTGACAATCCAATAAATTCCTTGTCTGGAAATTTTTCGTGAAACTCGACCGCATGGGCCATTAGTGATCGCGCCCATTTAAAAGAGTCGTCCGGCAATATCACCACGTCGCCGACCAACTGTGAACGCCCGTCGTCCAGTTTTTCGACGTGGACGTTTTCGAAATGTCCAAGGACGTCGCGGACAGACCGTTCAGGCCTGACTTGTTCGTCAAGACTTGACGGGTGATCGGCGTAAATTTTTTTTCCTTCAAAAATTGGTGCCGCAGAGTTGAGCGCGTCCGCAGAGTAAAAATAAGCGTCGCCGAAATTTCCCAACCCCTCTTGCAACATCACGGCGCGGAATTTTGTAAACCCCAAAAACTTGTCCTTGGGTTTTAAAATTCCAACGTCGGTTGCTTTTGGTTCGTTGTCTTTTTCAAGGAAACGAACCGAACGAAACGAAATTGCGGATTCCTTGCCACGAACAAGCGCAGCGTTTGCGCTGGCACTGTCCGCCTCTTTTGTGAATTTAATTCCTTGCGATTTAAGTAAATTTAAGAATGTCGCTGACGACATCGTTGGATTATTGTTCAACAAATCAGCAACGACTTGGTCAACGTCTTGACCTTTTTTTTCAGAATCAATCGGCGCGGTTTCTTTTGGTTTTGAAACTGCGAATGATCTTGGAACGACTTTTGTGAAAACCTGATTTAAAAATGCAGCGGGTCCGTAAACGCCGGCGCCTTCGGTTGATTCTTTTGATTCATTTTTTTTCAAAATTGCGGTTCCGCCAATGTATGGCGATGCGGTCACGTTGTCGCCGACTTTAAAGTCAGACAATTTGACCCCGTTTATTTCGTGGCCAGAATCAAGAGTCACGACCGCATATTTTTCGTCACTTGCCAACGATGCCGGTTTAATTGATTTTATTTTTGACGAAACTGCGCTTTTTAATTCTGGCGGTTTTTTGTATTGCGGTTTTGGCGCTTTTGATTTTTTTGGCGCCGGTGTTTTTGAATCAAAAGTTTTTCCTGTAAATGGGTCTGTAAATGAAAGCGAAGTTGATTTTTGCGAACCGCCGCCAGGCTTGCGCCCAGACCCAGGTCCGCCCTCTTGTGATTCAAAAAACTGGCCGTCCGTGGCCATAACCTTGGCGTCCTTGCCTTGGATTTTTCCACGTTTTGACTCTACCATGTTTCGCGCCTTTCGTACTCATCTTGCGACATAAACCGGACCACAATTTGTCCGCGGTGTCCGCCCATGTTTTGAATTATTGCCTTGAATTTTAATTTTCGCAAATCAATCCCGTTTTCCCTGGCGATTCGCTCAACCTCTTCAAGTTTTCTGGTTTCGTATTGAAAAATTTTGTAAACAACATCTTGAGTTGATTTCCTTAAACCCGCAAGGCTTGAACCGTTGGCAACCACGTCGAGTGATTCGGTTTCGCGTCCGCGGAATTGGGAAATGTAACGCTCAGGATTTTTTGCGTATTGCTCGAATGTTGGAAAACCAAATTTGTTTGGATTTTTATAAAGTTGATCAATTTCCATAAGTCGCCTTTATGTCGCGTCGGTCTTGACCGGTGATTGCGTTTGCCGGTTTCGCGTACTTGTCGGCACGAACGTCGTTCCCCTGAACTCCCGGCGGCGCAGTCAATGGACTTGCCTCACCGTCGGCAACTGGCGCTTGGTCTTGGCCAGCGGCCTTGATTCGTTGTTGTTCGGTCAAATAATCATATTTTGTGATGTCAAATTCTTTTGCCGCGATTTCCGCCGCACGTTCTTTTGAAATCCAACCGAGTTGTTCGGCCATTGCCAAATCTTTTAATTTTGCCGTGCGGTCTTGCGTGATCAGCTCAGGAAACGAAACCTCGATTTCGGCGTCAATCCCAAACTCTGCAAACAAACGCTTGGCCATTTTGTGCAAACAATTTTCAACGATTTGCCTTCGTGCCTCGAATTTTTTCGCAACCGGTTCCGTGGCCACAATCGCGCTGGCGCGTGTTTGACCGCCAGACAAATGCGTCCCGAAATAATTTAACGGGATACCAAGGCCAGCGCAAATCATTGAAAACGTCCAGTCGAACGCACTTGATTGCTGACCTTTTGCCGAACCCTCGTTGCTCATGTATTTTCGTTCAACTTTTTTCGAATGAACAAACTCAGAACCCGGCGGCGGGATTGTTCCCAACTCTTCTTGTGATTTTATGTATGCGTCTAAGTCGGCTTGAATCCCGTCAATTGTTGTGTCGATTGACCATGCCGTTGATTTTTGCAAACCAATGATTGAATAGTTCACCGAATCACGAAGTCGTTTCATGTAACCAAGGACCGGAAATAAATCAGATCGCCCGCGTTTTTCATTTGAAACTGAATTGATTTTGTAGTGGTCAACGCTTTCCGCTGGGATTTGCTGAAAAATAAATTTGGTCCCCGGAACCGGTTCGCCTTTGTCGCGTCCGGTATACATTTGATATTGCGTCGGTGCAACCCATTGATAGTAAAGAACTCGCGTGATGTCCTCAGGATAGGTGACAATTTCCCAAATCACTGACGGGTCAATCAAACGCACGCGCGGCAAAATTCCTTTTGGCGGTTGTTGTCCAGGTCGCAATTGATAACCAATTTTCGTTTCACCTTTTGGCAACCACCAAACCATTTGTTCGCCGTAAATTGACAACTCCATGCAAAATTGATCAATCATTGTGCGCAAGTTGTTGGCCTCTTCAAACGCACGCCACAACGCAAGTGCTGCGGGGTTGTCACTGTCAACGCGCCAACCTCGACCGATCACAAAGTCACGAATGATTTGAATTGCAGCTCGACCGATTGGGTCGTGATTGTACGCATGAAACGCAACCGCGTGCATTTTCAAATAGTCGTACAAATAAAGTTGTTTGTTAAACGGTCCGCCCATTAGCGGAATGAAATCGCTGCCAACTTGATTCGTTGAAAAATCAAGATCGGTTGCGAAATAGTCAATTGATTCTCTGAATGTTTTTCGCTTGTCGTTTTTTTTGTATGTTTCAACAAATTGCTGGCGATTGAGTTTTTTGATTGTGGCCTTGCCAGTCCCTTTTTCAACAAAAAGAACGCTTGCCTCAATTTCCAAATCTTTGTTTTCAGGGTTTTTAAGCGCCTCGAATAGTTGCGGCACTGATTTGATATTCAAATAATTTTGCGCTTGAATTGCGTTCGGTGCAAGATCGGTGTCCTCATATTGCGACATTGGTCTTGATTTAATTATTTTCGGGCGCGTTGTTTGGTTTTCGTTTAATTGCCGTTTAGCCAATCGTCAAATTCCTTTGCGTCAGTTGTTTGAATGTCAGTCGTTTCCAAATCAATCGCAACCGGTGCAATGCCACAACGACAATTAAAATGCGCGGGCGGCACGACCACATCACAATGTTCTTTTAATTCGGGATTGTCGGCAAGCGTTTTTTCAATTTCACTTGTCGTTAAGCCAGACCGCCATTCACAACACAACTCACAAGTGCGTTGGTCTATTATGGCAATCCAAATAAATTCGTTTATCCCGTTGACGTTGGCCGCGTCTATTTGGCCGTCACGAACCGATTTCACAAAATCATGCGTGAGTTGTTGTTCCAACTCCCATCCGTAAATTTTGTCACCCTCCGGCAACTCAGGCCTCAGCGGTTCACGCGAAAACGGATTTTTCAAATCGAAAAAATTTTCTGGACCCCTGTCAGTCAACGAATAGTCCTCATGCCACAACTTGTGGACTTGTTCCCATGTTGCGTTGTCCCAATCCAATGTTGAAATTCTGACGCCGCCTTTTGGTCCGAAGTCGAACGTCACGCCGGAAACCGTGTCGGGGTCGCCAGTGAATGTCGGTTTTCTGGCCTCTGCAATCTTGGCCTTTTTCACTTTTTTTAAGACTGTTTTTTGTGGCAATTCTTTTTTCTTTGGTAGCGCCATGAACGCACGTCCAAGCATTTCGTCGGGTTGGTCACCGAAAATCAACGCTTGTTCGACCGCGGTCAAAAGTTTTTTTCGAACATCAGAAAAATACAAATCAATGCGTTTAATTAAATCCGTGCCGTCGGGCAATTTGTCGTATGCTTTTTTTGAAATTTCGTCGTAGCTCAATTTTAATTTTGCACCGGTTTTCAGCGTTCGCGCAATTGCCTCGGCCTCGCCCGCGTGCGCCAGCATATACACCGCACGCCTCAACATCACTTGTTGCCACGCAATCGTTTGCACAACCGAATCAAAAATTTGGTCAATTCCATCGTCAACTTGTTTCAATTTTCTTTTGTTGTATGGGTCCGCAATCAACGCCGGATATTTCGCTTGCAAAACTGACAACGCGTCGACAAAAGCCTTGTCCGTGATGTCGGTTATTTTCAACCGATGATTCCTGAAAATTTGTTCGAGCGCCTCATCACGCTTGTTCACAAATTGTTTGTACGCTGGGACCACGTCGAACCGTTTTGTTTTTTCCATTGTCACCTCATAATAACACGCAACGTCGGCAATGCTGAATCGTACTTCAAAGGCGACAATGCGTAAATTGCATAACCAACGCCGTCAGTTGAGTGCGTCAATTCTGGGTTGGTTGTTTGGTCCAATAGTACACTTGTTGCGGATTGTTTCCAAACAACTCGCTGGCAATCGCGCACGGCCATTGGACAATTCGTTGGGTGAAACCACATATGAACGCCGCCGTTTGCGTCCTTGAGTTTTGCGTTCATGTTGTTGACTCGGTCCCTGACTGGCGGGTTTGATTCCGGCGTGACGTTGGTCCATTTGATTTTGTATGAATCAAGCATTTGGCAAACAATGTCGTAGTCTGATTGACCGGCGGCGGCCCGCTGGCCTGACTTTGAAGTTGCGTCACCCGCCAAAATCACGCCAGGGTCTTGGTGTTTCAGCGCAACGATTTTTTCGCACAATGCGCGTGCGGCCTCGACCGTGTGTGATCGCGTCAACCAAACCTCGTCGAACCAATAAAAGTCGTCGACTTTTTTCTGACCAAGCGTCCAAGCCATGGGCGATAAGTTGAAGTCCATTGCCACAATGATTGGCAATTGCGGGTGAACCAAACCATGTTGATAAAACGGGCTTGTGAGTCGCAAGTTTTGCTCTGAAAAATTTATGTATGCTTTGCCAGTTGTGAGGTCGCGGAATTGCGCCAAATATTCTTGTTCGTATTGCGCCTCGCTCATGGTTCGTCTGGCGTCTTGCAACTCTTCCTCGGTGATTAGTGGGTTGCACGTTGACGGCGCTTGAAACGCCTCCCAATTGCCAGTCGTGTTTTTTTGTGCAAAACAAAACAAATCATAAAAATGATCGAATCCGTTTGGCGTCCCAATGAACGCTCCCCAACCTTTTGTGGTTGTCAGCATCGGACGAATCACCATGGGCCACAAATCCGGGTGTTGGTCCCTCACCTCGTCAATGATCACGCCGGTCAACGTGTCCGATCGCAAATTGTCAAACACTTCGCCAGACTTAAACATGATTGTTGATTGATTGCTTAGTTTCAATCGCAACTCAGTTTGATTTTTTTTCAGCAAAATATTTCGACAATTCCATAGTGACGACACCATTCGTCTGTATTGAATTTTTGCTTGATCGAATGTCGGTGAAATAAACCAAAGGTGTGACCCCGGTCGCTCCCATGCACGTTTTAAAAGTTCTTGATTTCCCCAGGTTGATTTTCCTGATTGACGTCCGAACGCTGCAACCTTGAACCGCGCATTTGAATCATGCAATTTTTTTTGCATTTCGTGCGGGTTGTATAGCCTTAAGATTTGCGTTTGTTTTGGTCTAGTCGTCGTCAACTTCGTTCGGTGCGTTCAACGCGTCCGTTGGTTCCGCAGTCCCGCCCCATTGTGTTTTGTACTCGACCACGGGTTCAACCGTGATTGATTGTTCGACTCGGTCCTTAACTTTGCCAACAATTCGATTCAGCAAAACGTCAAGTGCCGCGTGGTCACCGCGATTGATTGCGCGTGCGGCAACCGCGGCCATCATTGCAGTCAATGCCGTGCAATTCGGGTCTTTTGACAACGCTTGCAATTCCTTGATTGAACCCTTGACGACAAGCGAACCAACCTCGACAAGTTCTTGCTCGGTCAGCGTTTTCAACTTTCTGATTTCGGGGTTGTGCGCTTTTGCGCCAAGCGGGTTCGCCTTGTTGCCTTTTTTGAATTGATATTCAACGGGCGGGTTGCCCTTGCCGACTCGCGTTTTTTTCACGTTTTTGACGGGCGCGTCACTCATTTAAAAAACCAATCCGCATGCTGGGCAAGTTTGTTCTTTTTTTTCTTTTGTTTGTGGCAACTCTTCGTGTTCTTTTTCTGAAAAATCTAATGTGAAACCTTCAATTGCCAACATTTCAATATTGAAGTCAGGACCAAGGAATTGGATATCGTCGTTTATTCCTTTAAAATCTATT